TAGTTGGTTTAATTATTTGTGCATCTTTTTTTTTTATATAAAATATTTTCTCTATTATAAAGATTTTTTTCGTTTCTTCTTTTTTTTTATCTAATTTATATAATTTATATAATTTATATAATTTATCTATTTTATCTATTTTATCTATTTCATTTATTTTATATTTATCATTTATATCTTCTATCATTTTAGTATTATTATTCTAATAAAATCAAATAAAATAGTAGTAATTAATATAAAAAAAAATTGATTTAGAAAATAATAAATAAATATTTTTATGATAATTAAAATTAATAAATTATTTTTAAACAATTTAAAAAATTATTTAATTTTTAGTAAAAAATAATAAAATATTTAAAATATAATTTATATATTAATAATGGTTAATCAAATTAATGAGCCATTGCTGACAGAAAATAGAAACAGACACGTTATATTTCCAATACAATATGATGCTATTTGGGATATGTATAAAAAACACGTAAGTACATATTGGACTGTTGAAGAAATTGATTTTTCAAAAGATTTAAATGATTGGGAAAAATTAAGTGATAATGAACAACATTTTATTAAAAATATTCTTGCCTTTTTTGCCGCAAGTGATGGAATTGTAAATGAAAATTTAGTTCATCGTTTTATGAAAGAAATTAAAGCACCTGAAGCTTTAGCATTTTATAGTTTTCAAAACGCAATTGAAACCGTACACAGTGAAACATATTCTTTATTAATTGATACTTATATTAAAGATACTACTGAAAAATTAAAACTATTTAATGCTGTTGATACTATACCTTGTGTTGGAAAAAAAGCTAGATGGGCAATGAAATGGATAACTAGTAAAGATGATAGTTTTGCTACACGTCTTGTGGCATTTGCTATTGTAGAAGGTATGTTTTTTTCAGGTGCTTTTTGTAGTATTTACTGGTTAAAAGAAAAAGGTTTAATGCCTGGTTTAACATTTTCTAATGAATTGATTAGTAGAGATGAAAGTTTACACGCTGAATTTGCGATATTATTGTATTCTTATATACAAAATAGAATCCCACAAAAAGATATACACGAATTGTTTAAAGAGGCTGTTGATATTGAAATAGAATTTATATGTGATAGTTTGCCTTGTTCATTACTTGGTATGAATTCTGATTTAATGTCAGAATATATTCGGTTTGTTGCAGACCGTTTAATTATTCAATTGAATTATGAGCCCTTATATAATGCTAAAAATCCATTTCCTTTTATGGATAGAATTGGTATTGATTTGAAAACAAACTTTTTTGAAAGTAGAGTAAGTAATTATGCTAAAGCTGAATTACACACTGATAATACTAAACTTGATTTTAATATGGATGATGATGACTTCTAATTTAATTAATTAAATTATTTAATAAATTTAATAATAAATTTAATTAATTTTAATAAAAATAATTAATAAAAATAATTAATAAAAATTTTTTTATTAATTTATTTTTTAGATTTTTTAGTTTTATTAGTTTTTTTAGTTTTATTTTTTTCTTTGTATAAAACTAATTTAGAGTTACTATTTTTAACTTTAGCATATGTTTTTTTTACACCATCTTTATTGGTATAAGAAAATTCTTCAGCATTATTTTTTCTTGCATTTTGAAGTGCTTGCATAAATCCATTTAATTTTCTTGGTGGCATTTTATTTTAATTAATAAATTAATTAATTTAATTTAAATATTTAAATAATTAAATTAAATTTTTCAATATAATAAATACTTTGTAAAAAACTATCAGCGAGATCATCTTTTTTTTTATGTAAATTAAAAAATTCTTTATAATTATTTAATTTTATATAATCTAAATATAATAATGTATAATCTATTGCTTTTTTCTTGTTAATACTATATTTTAATTTTGTATTATAATCTTTATTATCAATAATTTTTTTTAATTCTTTAAATTCGTTATTTAATAATAATCCAATTTTTAATTTATTTGAGGCATTAATTAATTTAATTAATTTAATATTTTTAATTAAATTTGTTTTTTGATATAAAAAAAATCCATAAATTAACATTTGGACACTTTTCATAACTGGATTTTTTAATACTGGTTGGTTTTCTAGTAATACTATATCAAATTCTTTATCCTTAAAAACCTCATTTAATTTTATATATAATCTTTTACTTAATTCATCTATATTAATACTTTTAACTTTTTCATTATCTTGTAATATATTTATAATATCCCAATCTATTATTTCAATTTTATTTATATTATTATTATTTAATTCTGATTTAACTAAACAATAAGATAAATTTTTAATACCTATATCAAATGATAATATCATTTTAATTAATTAATAAATAACAATAAATAAAAAAAATTTGAATTATTTTATATTATAAATAATATTTTAGTGTATTTTGTATTTAAATAACATTTGTATATTATTTAAATATTTAACATACTTATATAATTATCTATATAATCATTAATATTTAATTATTTAGTTATAAATTATAATGTTTCCATTAGAACCTGTATTTCAAAATGCTAAAAAACTTGGATTAACAAGATATTATCTAGGTTTTAACTGGATAGATATAGATGATACAGAAGATTTATTAATTAAAGAAGGTTTTAATGATATTCAAGAACGTACTAAAGAATTAGAAAAAGAATTAATTTTATTACAAAATTATAATTATAAAAATAAATTATCTTGTTTTAAAAAATTACATAATAAATTTAATAATAATAATAATATTAATAATATTAATATTCAAAAAAAAGATAATTTCTTAATTGTAAATGATGATGATGATATTATTAATGATACGATTGATAATTTAAGTTGTGATAGTGATGTAATTGTTAATAGTGATATTGATAGTTATGATAGTAGTGATGATAATATATCTGATGATTATGATGATAATAATAATGATAAGAAATCTGAAAAAAAAAATAATGAAAATAAAAAGAATATAAAGAAGATTAAAATTAAAAATAAGAAAAAAGTTAGAAAAGAAGATAATATAGATAAAATAATGCAAGAGATTAAAATAATTGAAAAAGAAAATGATGAAAAAACCAAGAAAGATTTAATAGAAAATGAAGAAAAATATAAAGAGATTCGTAAAAAAAAACATTATAAAAGTATTAAGAAATTAAAAAATAAAGTTAAAGAACACAAAGATAATGGTGATTTAGATATTATAGAAGCTAATCTAAAAACTAAACAAAATGATATTCACGAATATTTCTTTCACTTGAGAGAAGAAACCTTTTCTGAAGAACACACAGATATTAATTTTAAAAAATGTTTAATTAATTTAATTATAAATAATAAAAATAAATTTGATAATATTTGTAATATTATTGGTTGTGAAAAAATATATTTTGATGAAGAATTTAATCTTTTTAAATTATATGTTAAAAGAGATGATCCAGATAATTATCAAAGAATTATAAATGCAACTATTTTAATATCAAATGTAGTCGGTAAAATAAGAGGTAATATTAATAAAGCAACAAATTTTTTTAGAAAAACTGCTTTAGTTATGTAATATTTATTATAAAATGTTTATGTATATTTATGTATTTCTTTAAGATTATTTAAACAAAGATTGTAATTATTAGTTCTTAAAAATTTATGTAATATTAACATAAAATTATACCAGAATTTATCAGAATTTTTATAAAAAGTATTAAAATCTAAATTTTGATTTTTTATTAAATTACTATCTTGAAAATTGTATATATTATCATTTATAAATTGTTTATATTCTTTGTCTTTTTGTTTATAGAATTTTTCAAGAGCATTTATATATTTAGTTTTAAATAATTCATAATTATTAGAATGTTTTAAACCTACATTATATTCTACAATATAATAAAATTTTTCTATATAATAATTAGGTATATGTTGTATAAAATTAAGTTTTTGATAATTAATATATGGATTACATTTAATTAAATATTCTTTTTCTAATAAAATATCATCTGTGTTATCTACAAAAAATATTTTATTAATATCTAATGCGTCTTGTATATTATATCTTGTTTTTAATACATCAAATAAAATTGGTTTAATGTGATTTATACTTTTTTTATAAAAATATTCTTCGTATGTATTATTGTTTGAATTTTTTTTGATTTGTTTAAAAAATTTAATATAATCTCTAGTAAAAATAGGACGATTAAATTTAAATTGTATAATATTTTCTAATTCAGGTAATAATACACTAATCCAATCTTTTTCTGATGCTGTGTAAATAAATATTTCAATATTTTCATATTTTTGAATATAACTTATAAATTGTTTAAAATATGGTCTTAACAAAGTTGAATCTAAATTTTTTCTTAAACTATTTTTATAATTTGTTAAATTTATTTTTTTCATATTACTTTTACTTAATTCATTATTAATATCTTTTAATATCATCCATTCTATTCCATTAAATGATATATCTCCTATTATTGTATGGTCTAAATCAAATATAAATACAATAGGTTCATTTTCGTTTCTGTAATATTTATCGTCATATTTATTCATTATTTAACTATTATTAAATATATAATTCTATTTTATTATTAATAAAAATTAATTAAGAAAATTTTTTCAATTTTTTATAAATATAAAATATAATTGAAGAACATTAATTAAATAATTTAAAAACTAGATAATATAATAAATATAAATTAAAAATTTTAAATATATTTTAGATATGTTTGTAATATCGTTTCAAAAAAATAGACTTCTAGGAGGTTTTGGTGATAGAATTGTTGGTTTAATATCTGTTAAATTAATAAGTAAATTATTAAATAAAGATTTTTACATTTTGTGGGATAAAGAGAATATAAAAGAGTATTTTGATTATGATAAATATGATTATGATAAAATATCAAATGAAATACCAAAAATGATTAAAAGTGGTAATGATATAAAATTAAATAATTGTATTGATGAACAAAAAAGTTTTAAAAAATATTTAATGAATACTAATAATATTGAAGAATTTTTTCCACATACAATAAATTATTTTGAAGTTAATATGGAAATTTCTCAATATTTATACAAAAATAAATTGTTTGAAAACAGAAATTTTTTAAATGATATATTTGAGGAATATAGTAAATTATATACGGATATATTTAAACCGACAAATTATTTGATGAATAAAATAAATAGTTTAACATTAAATAAAAATAATATTGTTGGAATACAGATAAGATGTGGTGATTGTTATATGATAACAAATAGAAATGAAAGACATAAAACAAACAATCACGAAAATGTGGGAGAAAAATTAGTGAATATAAGAAAAATATGTAATGAAAAATATGGAAATGATTATTATGTATTTTTTACAACAGATAATATTGGGCTTTTGAATTATGTTATTAGAACTTTTAATAAATCACAAATTATTTATAATACAGATATAATACAACATTTAGATAGAAAATCAGTTATTAGTGATATATCTAAAATATTTGTTGACAGTTATATTCTGTCTCAAAAAACCGATTTATTATTTATAAGTTTTAATAGTAATTTTGGAAGAATTGCTGGTTTAAGTTGTAATCATAATAATATTTATAATTTTGTTGATAATAGTAAAATTAATAAAAAAGATTTATTATCAAAAGAAGAAATGTTATTTTAATTATTTTAAATTAATTTGCTTTGAATTTCTTGATAAGCATCAAATAAATTAATATAAAGGTCATATGGTGATTTTTGTGGAACAAAAAATTCATCACTTGTGTCTTGATTAATTGCTATATATTTTTTTAATTCAATACTATTTTCATCAATTAAATGTTTATATAAAATATTTAATTCTTTTTCTAAGAATTTTAATATTTGATTATAACAGCTATTAACTTTTATTTTTTGATAACAAATAAACATTTTATCTGTTTTATAATTAAGTAAATGATTAGTGTCTACAAAGGTTAAATAGTTCCAGAATTTAACTGCATCTTCGTTCCAAACTTCATTATAAATAATATTTTCAAAACCTTCTATGAGATAATTAATAGTAACATTCTGGTCTGTTTTTAATCTCAAACTATTATTATTTTTTTTGTAATGACCTTTTAAATCATATTTATTTATATAAGATTGATAAATTTTATATTCTATTTTTTCTTTTAATTTATCATCTAAGTTTTTAGTAATATTATTATTTTTATTATTATCATTGCAAATATTTTTATTTAAAAATTTATCAATGATAAAAACGTGTCCAGGAAAATGCATTGTATCTTTTTGGTTAAGATTAATTTTATTACTTTTATCCATTGTATTATTTGTAAGTAAAATATAATAAAAAAATCTGTCATCTTCAGGTACAGATAAATTAATTTTTAATTCATCTAAGATAGATTTTGATAATAATTTTTTTTGTGATAAAGAATTTAATTTATTAAATCTATTTTTAATAGAATCAACATCGCAATATTCTATTGTTGAAATATTTTCTTTTCCACTTAATAAATAAGTTAATACAACAGCAGTGTTTAAACATTTAGTTGTTCTCATATTAATATGATAACCATCTATTTTATAACTACATAATTGAACAAAAGAATCTAAATATTTCATTATAATTTCTGTAATTTCACAATTATTATAATTACAAATATCTCTATTCATTTTAATTAAATTTAATTTATTAATATTTAATTAAAATATTTTAAATATAAATTAAATAATTAATAGAATTAAATAAATTTAGTTTATAAAAAAAAAAAAAAAGATTTATACTATTTAAAAAGATGATTAAAACTGTTTTAAATTCAAGTTTACTTAAAATTGTATTAATTCTTTTAGCAATTGTTATAATGGGTAATTTATTTACATCAAAATTTATTAATAAAAATAATGTTGATAATTTTGAAACATTAACTGAAGAAAAACAAAAAATGAATGAATTTGAAACTAAATTAAGTGAAATCAATACAGAAATATCTAGTTTAAAAACAACTATAGATAATATTAATGATAGACTTAAAAGAGATTTTTTTAAAGTAAAACCTAAAAATTCTAAAAATTCTAAAAAATCTAAAAAATCATCTAAAAATGAAGAATACGAAAATGAAGAAGAAGATAGTGAAAATGAAGAAGATAGTGAAAATGATGAAGATGATAAACCTAAATCTACTGTTGAAAAATTTGCTCAACAATATGTTAAAGGGGTTTCAAATAACTTTGTAGGAGATTATATGATTTTAGAATAATAAATAATAAATAATAAATAATAAATAATAAATAATAAATAATAAATAATAAATAATAAATAATAAAAAAAATTTTTTAAATATATATATTTCATAGAGCATAATCTCTAAATACTTTTAAAAATTTAAATAATTTTAAAAATTTAAATACTTTCAAGATATTTTTTATTAAATTTATTAATTAATTAATTAATAATTTAGATTTTATTAATATCAATAATATTTTTGATTCTATGTTCGGGTTGAATATATTTAATACCAAGAAATTCAAAAATATCATTCTCATTTTCAAATTGATGTTCAACAAATTCTCCCTTTTTTTCTCCATTTATATATTTAAGACCATATTCATTAAGTCTATATCCTTTTCCTAAACAATAATTACGTAAATCTATATTAAAATCACCACTACCTGTAAAATAGAGTAGAGTAAATGGATATGATTTTTGTTCTGAAAACACAATATCTATTCTTCTATAAATATTATTCAATTTACAAATACCCATAAATTTTTTATCACCTAGTGCCAATGTCTCTACTATATATTTTTTATTTTTAAGTTTCTTTATAATATGATTCAAAATTATTTTATTTTTTGAATCATCATTTGATGAAAACAAAATATCAATATCACCACTTGTTTTATTTTTACGACGATAAGAACCTGTTATTTTATATTTTAATTCAATATCTTTCAATTCTGTATTTGTTTTAAATTCTTCTTTAATCGTATTAATCTCATTATTAATAAAATTATCGTGCTGTTTCATTTCATCATAAGGAATCCTTTCAAGCAAATCATCATAATATTCCAATCCTATTTTTTGTTTTTTATTCAAAATTTTATTATCTTTATCTGTTTCAACCCTTCTTTTAAGCTGATTGATAGAATATATTTTCTCTTTTTCATATAAATCATTTGCCTTCTTAAATCCTACTCCATAAATATTTTTAAAATCATTTATTATTTTATGTTTTTTAATTGTAACATTATTAATATTTATTGGTATTTCTATATTATTGCCAAAGACACTAATATCATTAGTTTCAATATAACTAATAATTCTTTCTTTAATAGATGATTTTTTAATTTTCATTTCTTCAAATAATTTATTAAATTCATCCATTGTGTTTAAATCATTCCTATAATTTTGAATAGCATTAATAAATTTAATATAAGATTTATATTTAAAAATTTGGTCTTTAACACGAATCGCAGAAAGATTTAATTGATTCAATATTTCATCTTTAATATTATTTTCAGTTGATTCATTAATAGTCACCATATTATTATTCATTATTAATATTTATTAATTAATTAACTTGTTTATTAATTCAATTATTTAATTAATTCATTATATAAAAAAAATTTTTCAAATTTTTATTATAGAAACTATATAAACTATATAAACTAAAATAATTAATTAATAAATAAAAAGAATTAATTAATTAATAAAAAAGAATTAATTAATTAATTAAGAATATAATTTTTGTTATCTAAAATATCATAAATTTTAAATTTTAATTTAAGATTTTTTTTAATTAAATCACTTTTAGTAAAAATTTTAAGGTCATTTAATTTATCATTTGTTAATTTAATATGATAATGATACATATGTAATATATCTAAAAATATATCATTCATAAAATCTTCATATTGATAAATTTTATCAATTAATATTTTAATAAATTCTTTATTAATTATATTATTTTTAATTAAATAAATTATAATAAAAATTTTACCTTTGAATAATTTAATTTTTTTATTATTTTTACAAAATTTTTCATATGATTCAGAATTTTCTAATTTATTTTCATTTAAACTTTTATTTAAAAAAATTAAATTCCATTCTGATTCATCATCATTTTCTTTATTAGAATCATTTAAAAATTTATTAATTAATTCTATTAAATATATATAATTATAATTACTTAAATTATTCAAAATTATATTTAAATTTTCATTATTTTCTAATAATTCATTAAAATATTTAATAGAAAATTTATTTTTAATAAGAATAGAACTATATATAAAAATATATAAATTAGTAAAATTAGTTTGCTTATATGATACTTCAAATAGACTATCTATAATAATTTTATTATTATTATTTAAATCATTATTATTAGATATAAAATTAATTAAATCAAATTCATCTAAAATTTGTTTTGATAATTTTTCATAATTTTGTGATGATATTTTATTTAATAATGATAATATCTTGTTTTTATCTGTTTTAGGTTTATCTTTTTTTTTTTTTATTTGTTTTAAAATACTTTTTTTAATTTGTTTTTTTTTTTCTTTTTTAAT